ACCTCATACCCATCTTTAGGTAATTCTGGGTACGAATTGCGGATGATAGCTCTCGCTATCTTAGCTTGCTTTTGGTTCATTAATTTAACCCTTTAGTTTAAACTCTTAGTTTAATGTCATATTACTGTCTGTACCACTATTCACTACCTCAGTGCAGACCACAATGTATTTACTGGGTATGAATATACTTGTACCACCTTGATATACTGTATACCCCGTAATCGATTCAAAACATCCATCACAATCTGGCACTATGAATACAGGATTAGTAAGCCGCAAAGAGCTAAAATCCTCATACACAGAAACCATATATTTTAATTCATCCACATAGACTCTCCCTCAATTTGAGTGTATATTATCCCATATTTCTAGAATGGTGTCAACAGTTATTTAAATATTTCTACAAGTTTATTAGCTTCATGTATGTAATACTCATAATTAATATCACCATTGTAATATTTAATATTATTACAAAGTTGCACCTTCCACCCAGCCTCTATCTCTTGAGTACGTTCTTCGTTCTTTTTGAAGTATTCTTTAACAAAAACAATTTCACCTTTCTCAATTCTTTTCTGTAAAGGAACTTCTTTTGAAGGAGAATCTGTTTCAATTGATTCATCCTTCTTATTGTTATACCAAACCTTTATGGTCTTACCACCTTCTAAAGCAGGCATAATCTTTAGCAACGTAACCCCACTATTTGAGACATAATATCTGCAAATCTTTTGTTCTTCAGATTCTATTCCAAATTCATCAACAGAGATAAGTCGGTTGGATCGTGGAACCTTTACCCTCAACATAAAATCATACTTATCAGTGTGAGATTTAATGTATTGATCAATACTTACACCAGATACTAAACTAGCCTCTACGGCTTTAGGTATAACCAGTGCCGATTGATCTTGGTGGTGTCCTAAATCTTGATACTCATAAGCCCCCTTCCTCTTAACATTACCATTCTCGTACACCGCAATGTAGTTATTACAATCCCGAATACACATTTTAGAGTAGTTGTTGAACTCTAATTCGAGTTGAGTAACTTTCTGCCACCAGTTGCAAACTTTGTGATAATTCTCAATCTGATCCTTTGGACAACTAACAGTAATACCATCAGTGTTACACTGAATTACCTCCAACCCTTCAATTCTCATTAGCTGCTCTGCCAACATACACAGAGATAGCTGCCCATTGATTGTGATCTTCATTGTGTACATTGGGTCATAAAATGGACTGTACTCATTGTTGGAATCACCATATACACCATTCAATGCCAGTTTCATGGTGGCATTTTCATCTGTACCTTTTTTGTAAGTCTTACGTTGTTCATACACATCTTTGTAGATTTTACAGAATCCCAATCCAAGATGTTCAGGATACACATTATTGCTAATTGCCATGTTCGGGTAATATGAACTTACATCCGCATCAATTAACTGAACTGAGTCAGTAGAAACTACAATCTTACAATTGACACTCCCGTGAATTCCACCTACACCAAAATCATATCTAAAACCATCCACTACAACATTCAGTGTATCAGCAACTTTCCAACAGAAATACCAACTATCTTTACCCGATGCTAGTTGTTCTTTAACAATATAACCTGCTGGCTTATCCTGCTTTAACTTTGCAACATAAGCGTCTGATGGCTCTTTTAATAACTTCTTACGTTTAACAACCATCTCTGCATACTGGGCAACATCCCCCAAATCAGATTCGAGGATATCGGTAAATACTCCCTTGGTTTCTGTGATAGTTTGACGTTTGAACCACTCCAAAACAGCATTAAACTCAGGTCTTTGAAACTTGACATAAGGAAATATACAATCTTTTAATGCAATTGACTTTCTTTTGGTCTGCTTCATTACTCTACGTTTACCAACTCTCTCATAACAAGCTTGAGGGTTAACTTCCTCTAGTCTCATAATGAAATAGTCTTTACCAATCTTTGTATCATTGTGATTCATAAAATCTCTACCATACAATTTGCTCAGATTTTCTCTAAACTGAATTTTAGGTAGTGTTTCTTTGTAAAAATCCAAAGTCTTTAATACATCATGTTTGTTGTATTCAATCAGTGTGTCTTTTTGTGCATTGTTTAAATCAACCCCCACTGGAAATGGTAGGTCTTCAATTGTATCAGATCGACTATTAAATTGTATCATCTTCAGTGAACAAGATTTAGCCTTGTTATCAAAATGATGGATCTTGTACAGATCAATTTGCGGTATAAGCACATCATTTGGTTTGACAAGATTGGCAAACTTATCATCCTCATCTGATTCAATAATACTCATGGCTTTCTTATAAAGACTGTACACGGAAGCATTTTGATTTTTTAATAAATAATGGAGTATAGGATAATCAAAATAAATATTATTAAACCCCACCAACCTATCCTTGTTTTTATACACTCTTCTCAAAAAAGAGAGGAGTGCTTTTCTTTCATCTTTTCTATCACTTATTTCAAATACTTTTAATTCATGTGTTTCAGTATTTAAACTACAAAAAGACCAAATATTCGGGTACGTTTCTAAATCATATATTATATCAGTCATTAAGAACCTTCATTGTAATACTCTTCAACGGTTGGATCATCAACATGTTCAAATACTCCACCAACTTCAATTTCAGGATACTCGCTAGCCATCTGTACACTTGAAGACTGAGATTGCAACCAATCCAATTTATCGTATTGTTGTCTTGTCTCATGATCATAGTAGAGTTGACATACTTCACCAGTCACGCCACCTCGACATTTTGGCATATCCACATAAGTAGTATTCCGTTCAATTGGATCTGAGTGCATCTTATCTCTATTCAAGACAATGTTGATATCACTACTTTGCACAAATGTACTACTACCTAACGCGTCATATTCCGTTACCTTTCTCACCTTACCATCTTTATCAGTGGGAGGCTTACGAGTATGTAGGATGTTACAAAACACAACACCATTTTTCTTCTGCATCTTTTCCCACATGAAGAAGTTATCTTGAATATCATTTCCTAGTGATCTCAGGAAGTCAGTCAAGGGGTCGATAATAAACAGTTTAGAACCATTCATCTTCGATGACTTTTCCATTTGTGCTTTCAAAACATCAATGTCACCCTTCCTTTCATCTATTACATAGAAACGAGGTTCACCGTTCTCTTTAAACAACAATTGTTGTTTTAATTGTTTCACTTCTTCTTGTGCCAGATAATCGACAGCATCGTGACCATCACTAAACCATAATAAGTTTTTCTTTAAATGTAATGATAGTAAATCAATAAGTAATTCTTCTTTTGTTCGTTCCAGACTCACTATTGTCGGCACTAAAGGACTATTGAACAGCCAATAGTAAACTAGCGTATCTGATATAAAGGTTTTGCCAATACTTGTGTCACCAATAATATTAACAATAGCACCTGTTGAACGTATACCCCCTCGCATGTTAGTTTGTAATCTATGCAAGTGTGATGGTAGCGGTATCTTTGGGGATGTCAGAAACTCAGTGATACCAGCATCGGCATCTGATGAGTTAGTAATACCCGTCTCAATGTATTCTTTAGCATTGTAGAAATCTCTGACAAACTGCTTCTGATTACCATCCATTAACATTTGATTGGGATCTTTCCCCGACCACTTTGCAATCTTAACCTTTTCTTTTGGTAATACTTTGGCAACAGCAATGGCTGCTTCATTCCCCACACGATCATTGTCTAACCCTATGACAATGATGTCAAACATATCAAACCACTCATATTGAGATGCACACTGCTTAGCTGCACTGTTCTCACCCGCTGTAGCGCTGACTACCGGAATACCTGTAAACCCCTCTCCTGCTGAATCTAGGAGCATTTGGTAAGCAGCAGTCTTATCTTCCTCACCACCTACTAATAGACAATACTTTGATGGTGATTTGAATTTAATTTGTCCAGATAATTGGTTGCCACCACCCGTATTACCTACTTTACCATAACTGAAGTCTTTAGGGTGGTTTCTGCATTTGTACCCCACTAACTTATCGTCGTAGGTCTCTGGGTAATATCGAGCTACCAATTTACCACTTGAATCAAGTTTAGATACATGACCATAGAACTTGTTTATTTCATCTCGTATACCACGATACCCATTTGCTTTGTAACCATTGGAGTTGATAAATTCTTTAACCCACTCCATTGGGAGGGATTCCGGTTTAGCTTTTTCCACTTTTACACCTTTAGTCTTACCATATTCTTCTTCTGTCAACCCAAGGATGTCCAATACTTTAGATTTGGCCGTTGGGAAATCCACTCCATCTATTCGTTTTACAAATTCAATAGCATCACCACTCACACCACACCCAAAACAGTATATAAATTCACCATGTGGTACAACGGTGAACGATGGACTCTTTTCTGAGTGGAATGGGCAACATGCTTTAAATTCATTACCAACAGGTTGTAGCTCTAAATACTTACTCACCACCTTAACAATGCTACTCATAAATACTCTCTATAAATACCTAACAACCAATTGTCCCAGTACTCCCTATCCACTTTACGTGGTAGGTTACTCTCTTCTGACATTTTCTCAATTGTAATAATCAAGTTGTCCAGTTCTGGTTGAACCTCTTTAACAAAATTCAATTCACCTTTCTTCACAGCTAGTAGGAATTCTGTTTGTGGCAATGGGTATTCAAAATCCCCATCTTTTAGAATTCCAAGCATCTGGTATGAAGCTCTTAACGCATGATGTACAGCTTTAAAATCCACTCCAACATTATCCTTAGCCTGTCTAGCCCTATCACCATATTCTTTGTAAATCTCCCTGACATGACCTAACAACTGCTCCAGAGTGAGAGTGTCTTGATATTTACGACCACACACTTCATAGAACACTAATTCTTTAGCTTGTGACTTGTCTGTCATTCCACATTTGATTAGGAACTCGTCTGTAGGCAAAGAATTGTAAACATCTCTAATTGTTGTTGTCCTATTGTACTCAAAATACTCCTCCTGAGTCAGGTAGTTTAGCACCTTCTCAACAGACCCCATTCTACTTCCCTTGATGCCATATTTATTTGCCTGCTTGCGAGCATAGCCAATATAGGACTTCATATCCTTGGTGTAAAACATTTGGCGTTTATGTTGTAAATCATCCCATATGTCATCTAAGTAGCAGCTCCAGTCATTTACACAAGGTGCCAGATTATCCTTCGCATGAAGCATATCCAAAGCTACAGTTTCACCTTTACAAGCAAGATCAATAAAATATGGGAGAGAAAATATCTCAATATCTACATCATCTCTTGTATTTTTACTCTTGTCATTACCAGTAGATTCTGAATAATGCTTTGCATAATTACCCAGTAAGAGATTATCCCTCTCTGGTAAGTAAATGCCTTTGTAGTCTTTATCACTATTCTCTGTCTGACACTGGTACAGGTGACTACCAAACAAACACTTCATTATTAAGTTCATAGCTTGTAAATCCTCACATCTTCGTGATTACGGAAATAAAATTCAATCATTTCAGACACAATGCCCCAATCCACCTACTCAATGTATTCCACTGTGTTTAAATTCTTGCTGGGTGACAGTTGCACGCATCCTCGCCACTTTCTATTGCAGTCTTGTTAGACTAGCTCCGTTCCACAACCGTTTTAAGTGCCCCAGCGTACACTATTGTGTTTTTAGTCCACATTACGCGACCTCCCATGCAGGCAATCAACCTACTTCTCATCGTACAGGGCGATACTAGCTTATGATTAGTAAGCACGTTCTTTGTATTACTTACTTAGTACACTAATCTCTTTAGTAATACGTGTCACCAAGTCTTGAGCTTTCTTTAACTCTGCCTTCTTTTCGTCCAATACTATCTTGGGGTTGGTATGAGTGATGAGATCAAGTAGTGGCTTACGATCATAATAGAACGTCATCTTACCACTTCCACCATACTCAGTGTCAGAGTACCCACCAACATTGATGGTAATAGTAAAAGGATAATTATTTTCGTCATCCTCCCTATGAATTTCAGTAATTTCAGCCTCCATAGTGAATTTATACCCCACCTCACCAAACTTTGGTGTTTGTTTCTTTCCTACAGCAGTATTTGTTTTCTTGGTTGCCATCTCTTTTCACCTCAATAATTAATTTCATCAACGCATTATACAGAATCTTGATAGGGTCTAGCAAGATTCATCTCTTTAACACCGTGTCCACTATACTCGACATCTCAAAAGGAGTAAAGACATTTTCTCCGCATAACACCTCTGAAGCAGTTTCTAATGCCATCTCAGCGTATATTCTTAATAGAAATTCATTGTAATTTCCACATTGTTCCCACATGGAAAGCTCTTTGAGTAGGTCATCATCGTATTGACCAGTGATCTTGTCAAAATAACACTCAAAAGCTCTGTAAAAGAAATCATCAAGCTTTCTACCAGCCATAATCTGACGAGCTAATGCCACAATACCACTGACAACTGCTGGAGAGTTGCACTTAACCACATTACACCTCAATGTATTCATGTATCACTATTATAGTTTAAATAAATCTGTGTAAATTGATTGAATCTGTCGAACCCATCCGCTCCTGAATATCGCTCATTGCTTACTGAAATTCCTATGCCGTAAATAGCGTCTTACAATGCCCGTTAAACCACCTTCTAAC